AGTGAAACGCTTGATCAGTATGCTGCAAGTAGGGATGTGCTTGAATTGATTGACCGGCGTGTGGGAATTGTTGAAGCTGAACAACGCATGATGCATGCCAAGGCATACACTCTAGAAGTAGATCAAGCGTTTTCATTTGCTATGCAGTTGCTAGAAGTTGTTAAAGATAACGTGCGGAGTGGTGATGAGTTAATTGCAATACGAGCCGGTGTACAAAAAATGTTGAAAGTTTACAAAGCTGAAGACATTGAAGGCATAGTTGATGCGGAGATTATAAATGAATCAGCGTGATCACGACAAACTTACACCTAGACGATTTAAACAATTTACGCGACCGGACAAACCGTTGTCATATGCACTGTTGGAAGCGATGGATGCCCGTCTCAAGGAAGTAATTGAAACTGGCGACTACAACTCAGGAAAGGCGTATTCAATTAACGGAGCTAATTTAGATTACAAAAAATGGTTGCGTACGTATGCACCACACGCTGCATCTTCAGATCTTGGTGCGCATCACGAAAGAGCCTGGGAGTGGGCAGAGTCTATTGAACCAGGCAACCCACCAAAGGCTCTAATTGAGTGTTGGTTTCGCGGTGGTGGGAAAAGTACCACCATGGAACTTATAACGTCTAGAATCGCCGTCAAAGGCACCAGGCGGTTCCTCGTTTATGTATGTGCTACACAGGAAGCAGCCGACAGACACGTCTCTGACATTGCAACCACAATGGAACGCTGTGGCATTGAAAGGGCGATGAATCGCTATGGCTTTTCTAAGGGCTGGAATGCGAGCAAGTTACGGACTGCTAATGGGTTTAACGTGCTGGCGTTTGGTCTTGATACTGGAGCAAGAGGTGTCAAACTTGACCACCTTCGTCCTGATTTCATCATCCTTGATGACATTGATGAGCTTGATGACAGTGTTAACCGCGTTGATAAAAAGATCGCCACTATAACTCAAACGATCTTGCCGGCAAAGTCAAACGACTGCGCTATTGCATTTGTACAAAATAAGATTCACGCTAATTCCGTAATGGCACAAGTGCTAAGTGGTGAGTTAGATATGTTACAGAACAGAATCCAATCTCCAATTGTTCCAGCCATTATTGATCTCAGGTATGAGCCAGTAGAAAAAGAAGACGGTCGTATGGGATACAGGATTACTAGTGGTACTCCTAGCTGGTCACATAAAAATCTTGAAGTGTGCCAACGTGAGATTGATGACTATGGGCTAATATCATTCCTTCGTGAGTGTCAGCATGATGTAGGCGTTGGCGGACGATTCTTCCCTGAATTCAAACAGCATGATGATAAGGGTCAGCCATGGCACGTAGTTGACACTATTGATGTCAAACCATGGTGGAGATTTTGGGCATCACATGACTTTGGTACTAATAGTCCAGCCTCATTTATGATTTACGCGAGTGATGATGTAGAAAATGTTTACGTTCTTGCAGAGATTTACAAAAACGGAATGGTTTCAAGTCAGCAAGCTGATGCTGCTTTGGAACTACTGGAGACAATGAAATTAGCCGAACCATTACAATCAGATAAACGGCATGAGACATGGCGTACTAAACTTGAGGCAATTGCATTCGACTGGGGTAACACATTCCCACCTGAAAATCCTGCGCAACGAATTGGTGAGTATCCTGTTGAGATTTGGTGGAAAAAAGGTATGCCGGCAGTTCGTGCTGTCAAAGACCGCAAAGCGGGTTGGAGACGTGTTAAAGAATGGCTTGCTTCATCTCGCATGCACGAGGGCGCTGTTATTCCGCGACTGCGCATACTACGTAACGGATGCCCTAATCTTATTCGTGAACTAGAAGCAGCGATGGCTGACCCACGCGACCCAGAAGAACTTGACAACGGAACTAAAAGCGATCACGCTCTAGACTCATTTAGATATGGTGTTATGTGGCGGGAGTATCCTGCTAAGTGTGATGAAGTTACAGAGAAGATGAAGTACGCACCATCTTGGCTAAAGCCACCCGCTGCAGAGGACTATTTATGACAAACGTATTATTAGCAATGATTGGAGTAATTTGTATTGTTATTGCATATGCATCTGTTAGCGTATACTTGGTATTGAAACAACTTGTTGGCAATCCTTGGATGATGAGAACTATTAGCCAAGAAGATAGGTACCTCTAATGGCAATGCAAGACATACTAGGACAACTACTTGGCGGTGGGCAGCAAGCTAAAGTAATGGCTACAAAAGCGCCTGGCAATAAAGGCACACCTGGTAGTTTTGATATTGACAATCTATTACTAAACGATCCTAAAAAACTTGGCATCGATCACGAAAAACAAGATTGGAAAGTATCTCCTGACGAAGATAGTGATGAGGCTAAGGATGTCACTAAGTTTGTAAAGGAGCAGTTTGACGCTGCATATCGAACACGTTACGAAATGGAGCTTGAATGGATGCAAGCTTTAGCGTTTTTTGAAGGCCGTCAATGGTACAGGATTAATTCTGCAGCACGTAACCTTGCTTCTTTGCAGGACGATAAAGAACCTAATCGTTACATCACAATCAATAAAATGAGACCGTTGATTGATGGCGTTGTTGGAAAGCTTACGCAAGTTGGGCCAGATGCTAGGGCCGTGCCACTGTCATATAACGAGCGTGATCAAGCTGCATCTGACGAAGCTAACTTTATCTGTGGTCACTTTACTCGTAAGTTTAATCGCGAGACTCAATTAAAAGAACGTGTTAGGTGGGCATGCGTAACAGGCACTTCGTTTGTAAAAGTGTATTGGAACGCCAAATCAGAAGTGGTTATGCCTTACTTTGATTTAGATGGTCAGATAACTGGTTACGATAAAGTGCAAATTGGTGATGTTGAAGAAGAAATCATCCCATGCTTTAACGTGTACATTGATCCACACGCGCAGACAGACCATCACATTCGGTGGATGATCCACGCTAGCATCAAGCCGCTTGGATGGTTTGTAGACAATTATGGTGAAGCTGGAAAGAAAGTAAAAGCAAATGCTTTGACTGGACAGTCAGCTGGAAATGTAGATGCTTACTTAGAGGGTTCAAATGGTGGCGGTCAAGCATGGACGCAACCAACGTCTGCACGGCTGAATTCAGCTGACCACAGGCGCATGGCTGCCGTCGTCTATGAATACTGGGAAAAGCCAACGTCACAATATCCAAAAGGTCGTTACATTGTTACGGCAGATGGCCAGTTGCTTTATGCTGGCGTTTGGCCATATGAGAAGCGTGATGAGTTTCCTTTTATCCCTCTTAGATGGCAGCCACGGTCTGGAACGCCATACGGACATAGTCTTGGGTTTGACCTTACCCATCTGCAGCTTACATATAATCGTGTTTACTCACGAGCTGTAGAGCAGATGGAAAAGCAAAAAGATTACATTGTTGTTGAGCGACGTGCGCGTATTGGTGCTGATGCATTCAACAGCACTGGAGACGACATCAACGACAAGAATCGTACGTATCGTAAGGTTTATCATGACACCGGAACGCGACCTCCGCAGATTACTCGTGCTCCTGGTATTAGTGCCGATCTGTTTCCATTTCTACAGTTGATGGAAAAAGATATGGCAGACATTGCAGGATTGCATGATGTCAGCCAAGGAATGGCACAAGCTGGCACACCAGCTGAATCTGTACGGTTGTTGCAACGTGCTGATAATACTCAACACTCATACATACGTGCTGACATTGAAATTAGCGCAGCCAAAATTAAAGAATGGGAAATATCTCTTGTGCAGCAATTTGCAGCTGCTCCATTTATTGGTTCTGTGGACGATCAGATGAATCCACGAGATGCGTCGCAACAAGGTGTTATTACTTTTGATGCTATACGCGACGGTGGACAATATCGTGTTGTATATGTTCCTGGTAGTACCCAAGACGATAGCCCAGATCAGAAGTTGCAAAAGATATCTATGCTTCGTCAGATGGGATTGTTTGGTGACCCCGCTGATCCGGAAACTAATGCTCTTGTAATAAAAATGCTGCAGTTACCAGAAACAGGACAGATTCTACAACACTTGCAAAATCAGCAAGCTAAACAACAAGAACAACAACAACAAATGATGGAACAGCAACAGCAACAGCAACAAATGCAACAACAACAAATAGAAAATCAAGGAGCGCCAAAACAAAGCACTTTTGATCCTGAAGCTGAGCAAATGAAATCACAGATGCGTATAGCTGAGAATGAGGCAAAAGCACAATCTTCCAGTAGATCTAAACAGGAAGACTATGCTTCGCAGAAATTGTCAGACATACAAGCTCAGGCCATGAATAATTTAATGGCACCAACTGAGCAAAAAAATCAATCACCTAAACCACAGGGTTGATTGGCAACTAAATAAAACAGTGTGGTAGATTAAGGACAACTAGATGTCTGACGAGATGGTGATGCCAACTCCCGACTCACCAGCGGGAGCGACGGACAACGGGTTTCGCGATGCTTTTACAAACTTCATTCAGGGAGACGCCGTTCCTGAATTGTCAGCAGATAGGGCGTTAAATGCTGAATCGAGTACGCAAGAAGTAGATAACGAATCCATGCTGGATAGGATTCTTGGCGATCAGCCAGGAGCCGTTCCGTATGAGCGTTTTCGCGAGGTCAATGAACGAGCCAAGCAAGCTGAACAGACAACCGGAGAGCTGGAGCAATGGCGCGGTGTTATTGATGAGTTTAAGCAACTGGGATTCAACAGTGCTCAAGATATCCAACAAGCTTTACTTCAACAGCAACAACAATCTGAAGAAGCGGAAATTGTTGACAGGTATCAACGGTTGCAGGATGCCGATGTCATTGATCCACAAAGTGCGTATGCACAGCAAGAAGCCGAGATTACAAAGCTTCGCTATGAACGCCAAATGGGTCAGGTGCAACAATATATGTTGCAGCAACAAACTGAACAGGCTATGCAACAGTACAAGTACGCGTCCCGTGCGCCCGAACTTGTGTCAACCCTTATTCAACAAGGTTTGGCTCCAAATGAGGCAGCGCAGTTCGTACATAATCAAGTACGTGCTTTAGCGCAACAGCTAGTCCCAGAGTTGACTGGGCGGTTGCAGAATCAAGCTCCAACCCCTATGGGCGGTGGTCAGTCTGCTGGTAAATCACCACAGGCGCCGCGTTCAAATGGTGCGATGTCTTCGATCTCGCAACTTCTCGGTATCACTCGAAACCCAAATAATCTGTAGGTGAAAAAACAATGGCAGTAGATTTTAATGGTGCCCTTACACTTGCAGACTACGCTGCAATTTCCAATGACCCACTCGTCAAGGAAATTACAAAGAGTCTGCACAAGACGTGGAATGCCGTCAAGGATATTCCTCTCTCAACCAACCCATCCCTTCGTCAGACGGGTATGCGCTTCACTAACGAGAACATTCCACTTCCAAACTGGACTCCTCTCAACACTGAACCACAGACCTTTAAGACCAAGCCTAAGTCCTACGAAGAGCAGCTCTACATTCTGCGTAACAAGATTACGATTGACCGTCGTATCCTTGAGCAGCCGAATGCTATTGTTGATCCAGTAGAGTCCCAGATCCAGATGTTCCTTGAAGGATTTGCTTACGATTTTAACGACAAGTTCATTAATAATGACCCTACGTCGTCTGTTACTGGTAACTCTCCAGACTGTTTCCCAGGTCTTTCGTATCGTCTAAATAACAATGCAGACTACGATATTCCTTCCGAAATGATTGTGTCCTCACAAGACATCTCGGCAACTAACTTGTTTGCAACATCAGCCAAGTCTTCAGGTGTTCCATTTGGAACACAGGCTGCAAACCGTATGATTGCTGATATTCAGCAGTTGTTTGACAACATGAATAGCCCTGATGGTGATGGTGTTGTTCTTTACACATCAGAACTTACAAAGCGGCAGCTGGAAATGTCTATCCGCGTAATGGGTATTGGTGCTGGTTTTGATATTACTCAAGACAGCTATGATCGCCCTGTTGAGAAGTACAAGAACGCTACTGTACGTACAGTTGGACGCAAGTCTGATGGAACCACACCAGTTATCAGCAACACACAGGCTATCGTTGCACCTAACATCTCAACTAACAAGGGTACATCTATCTTTGCAGTTCGCTATGGAACAGGTTACGTAACTGGATGGCAGTCTGAGCCATTCAAGCCTAAGAACCTCGGTCTGAGTCAAGAGAATGGCTTTATGCACAACATCCTGTTTGACTGGGGCGTTGGCATGTGGATTCCTCATACTCGTGCCATTGGTCGTCTGAATATTCAGGCCGCAGATTAAGGAGTAAATTATGGCAAGAGATTTTAAACTATCGAACTTTACGTTCACATCTGTTACGGCTGCAGCTAACTTGTTGGCAGTGACTCCTACATCACCAACTGGAGATGTAGCAAACTCTGGAGCAACACTAGGCCTAGCAAATGGTGCAGCTGGTACATCTACTGGATCTGCATCTGACACTAAGAACGTCATGGGTTTCTTGCAGA